ATTGTTACGAGTCGTTGCAGAGACTGTTGTAAACGCACCGCCCATGTACACGTTGCTACCTGAGATTGCAAGTGCCCAGACTGTAAGGTTTGCATTAGGATCCCAGGCAAGTAATGAACCTGATGTATTGACTGCGGCCACACGGTTACGCGTTGTTGCAGAGACTGACGTAAACGCACCGCCTATGTACACATTGTCACCTGAGATTGCAAGTGCAGCGACTGTGCTGTTTGCATTAGGATTCCAACTTGTAAGTTGCCCGGAACTATTGATATACGCGAGTCTGTTGCGCGTTTGGCCATTCACACTAGTAAAATCACCACCAATGTAGTAACCGCCAGTTGCATCTAAAGCGATTGCAGAGACATTGATTGTACCGGCTGGCCCCTGTACTGTGATTAGTGCCTTTGTGTCTACTGGACTCCCTGTTGCTGCAGACACAGCGCGAAAGCTGCTAAGATAGCCTATCGATGTAAAATCTCCACCAAAAAAAATTGTTTTTGTGTTTTCATGATAGACAGCTGCGTAAATTATCGAAGTCGTGCCACCGTTATACGGATTTATTTTGGCAGGTTGATTGTAATAGTTTGGCACTATGTAACCGCCGTGTCTCCCTGTAGTAGCCATTCGTCTGCAGCAATGTAAATTAGACTTACGGCGCTGTATTGGTTGCGTGTCTTAAAAAGACCAGTAGATCTAATAGCAACGCCTGCACCCGCGGCTATTTGCACTTCCCCAGCGCCTTTTTGCATTAAGTCAACGCAATCTCCTAGCGCCCATGCTACTGAAGATACCGGAGGAACTGTTACTGTTACAGTAGAGGCGCTTGTGAAAGATACAAGTGTGCTGACATCGTCTACATCTAAAGTGTATGACGCGCCAGCCTGAGTTGTGACGTCGACATAACCAGTTACACCTGCCGGGCCAGTTGCTCCCGTAACACCTGTTGCACCTGTAGCACCAACATTACCTTGGATACCAGTTGGGCCAGTAGCGCCTGGAGCACCTTCTGCACCAGTTGCGCCCGTTAGACCGGTCGCTCCAGTTGCGCCTGTTACGCCCGTTGCCCCTGTAGGGCCCGTTGGACCTTCTACACCCGCAGCGCCTGGAGCGCCTTCTATACCCGCTGCGCCTGGAGCACCTTCTGCACCAGTTGCGCCCGTTAAACCGGTAGGGCCCGTATCTCCTGTTGCTCCCGCAACACCCGTGGGCCCTGTAGCGCCTGTTGCCCCCGTAAGGCCTGTAGGACCAGTATTTCCAGTTGCTCCAGTATTGCCTGTTGCGCCTGTTGCGCCAGTTAATCCTGTTGGTCCCGTATGCCCAGTCGCACCAGCAGGACCCGTGGCACCAGTTTCACCTTGAATACCATTTGCTCCCGTAGCACCAGTTGGTCCTGTTGCACCCGTAGCACCGATTAGTCCTTCTAGCCAAGATTCTTCATCACCGTCCTCACCGTTTGCGACAGCAACCTCAAAAGCACTAAGGCCTGTTGGGCCTGTTGGGCCCACAGCACCACTGGGGCCAGTAAGGCCCGTAGGTCCTGTGGCACCCGTAGCACCAGGCGTGCCGGGAGTGCCGCTTGGGCCAGTATCTCCAGTATCACCTTGAGGGCCGGTAGGACCTGTTGCGCCTGTCGCACCAGGGTCACCAGGGTCACCGGGAGTACCGCTTGGGCCAGTATCTCCAGGCGGCCCTTGAGGACCAGGAATCCCTTCTGGACCTGTCGGACCCTCTGGACCTGTCGGACCTTCTGCGCCTGGAGCGCCTTCTATGCCTGGAGCGCCTGGTTCGCCTGGAGCGCCTTCTATGCCTGGAGCGCCTGGAGCGCCTTCTGCACCCGCAGCGCCTGGAGCGCCTTCTGGACCAGTGGGTCCTTCTGGACCAGTTGCTCCAGTTGCCCCAGTTAACCCTGTAGCACCGCTTGCACCTGTCGCACCCGCAGGACCAGTCGCTCCAGTAAGACCTGTCGGACCAGTGGCTCCAGTGAGACCAGTTGGTCCTGTGGCACCAGTTAAACCAGTCGCACCAGTAGGTCCTACTACTTGTGAGTTCTCCCACAAAGAAGTAGAAGCGTTGTAGCGAATAACATCACCTGTAGCAAGAGTGCCGCTATTTATAGCAACATCATGCATCCACTCAAGGTGGTTGTTTCCTGGGATAATTCTGATTGCAATCTGACCAGTGGAAGCATGGCGAACAGTGATAAGAGCAACGGCAAGGTCATGTTGTGGTCTTACATTTGTGAGTTTTCCATCAACAGTTGGGTGAGCAAAAAGTATGTCTCCAGCCGCCCATGTTTCGTCACCAACTGCGAGAGGACTTGCCGTACTGCCTCTTGTGTCAAGACCAGTCAATGTTCCAAAACTAATAACTTCGCCGTTAACGCCGTTTGAGATATTGCTTACAACAATACCCATTGCACGAAGTTCTGAGTCTTGCCCCCCCGTAACCTCAAATGGTGCAACATCTATTCTTCCGCTAGATTCTGCACCGACAGCACCAACCAAAGTTCCTTTAAGCAAAGTTGAGCCAGTGTTGTTCCGCACAAGATAGGTGTTTGGAATATTGCTATTTACCCAATTAGTTCCGTCATACATCAATCCTTGGAATTGAAGTGGAGAAGAAACGACAACATCTGTTAGTTCATCTAGTGGACCAGCAGGACCCGTCGGTCCAGTTGGGCCTGTTTCTCCAGTAGCACCAGTTGCGCCCACGGGGCCAGTAGGACCAGTAGGACCGCTTGGTCCAAGGGGTTGTGTACCAACTTCCACCCAAAAAGAATCGTAATAAATAAAAGTTTTACCGGTGTCTGATTCAAACCATATGTCACCTTGTATCGGTGAAGATGGCGCAGTATCGGATACGGCAGCGTACGCTACTCCAGTGGCGCCTACTGGCCCAGTTGCTCCTGTTTCTCCAGTCGCTCCGGTTAAGCCAGTTGCACCAGTAACTCCTGTTGGGCCAGTAAATCCAGTGTCGCCTGTTGCACCTTGCGGTCCTGTCGCTCCCGCTGGGCCAGTCGCGCCAGTAGGGCCGACTGCACTTGATGGCGCAAACTTAGTTCCGTTAAACGCAAGAACTTGAGCCTCTGTCGCGCCTGTTGTGTCAATTTCAATATTGTCAACAAAAAGTGATGCGGCTTTAAAAGTGTCATCAGTTTTAAGAACGTTTGCTGCGTCACGATAAAGATTCGTGTCGCCAGCAGCAGTGCCGTCGCCCCAAACAAGGCGGCCACCTGCGTCCATTTTAAGACGTGCGTACGATTCAGCACTAATAAAAACAGTAATTGCGTCAGACCCAGATGTAGACAAGTCCTTAATAGTGACTGGTACAAAGAATTTCTGGGCCACGACCTCAATCGCTTTCTATACTATGCTCAGCCCCGCAAGGCCGAGTCTGATTAACCGATTACAGTTACTCTATACTGGTTTGAAGAAGGAGCGGTCGCAAACGCAACAGTAACTGTATCTGCTGTTGTTGTAGCAACATCTGCAATCACAACTGCGTACGGTGCGGCAACTTCACGCACTTGCACGATCACATCGCGTGTGTTAAGGCTGTGTGTAACTGTAAAGCTAGTTGCGGCTGCATCGCCAACGCTTGTGGCGTAGCGCGTCATGAACCCGAGGTTTGTCTTAGCTCCAGCAGCGTCAGACGCGCCAGTACCACCATCAACTACGGCAATGTCTGTACCATTCCAAACACCGGTCGTGATTGTGCCAACCGAGGTAAGACTTGAACCAGTTACTCCTGAACCAAGAGTAGATCCACTGAGAACTTCAGTTCCATTGATCTTAAAAACTTTACCCGTAAGAAGGTTCAAGTGCTCAGATGAAGTCCACGACTCAGTTGACAGCACCCAGTTGAAAGTCTTGTCTGTCGCGCCTTTAAGAGTAAGACCGCCGCCGTCTGCAGTTGTGTTGTCCGGGCTTGCTACTGAGCCAAGTTCGAGGTTTTTATCATCAACTGTAATAGTTGTGCTTGAGATAGTTGTTGTTGTACCATTGACTGTCAAGTTACCAGCGATAGTAACTGTCTTGCCGGTCGCGCTCATGTTGATATCTGCTGCGCCACCAAAGTTAATTGTTGTAGCGTCAGTGTTTACGAGTGCGAATGTTGTGCTTGGTGTTGTCAGCGATGTTGTAATTGCTGGGCTAGTGCCGAATACCAACGCACCAGTTCCAGTTTCATCAGAAATTACTCCAGCAAGTTCTGACGAGGAAGTTGCGGCAAAAACTGAAAGTTTGTCTGCTGTAAGAGCTACAGTACCGCTTGCATTTGGAATTGTAATTGTTCGGTCAGCAGTCGGGTCAGTGATACTTAATGTTGTTTCATAATCGTCAGCAGTTGCACCTTCAAATGTGACTGTGCCGCCGTTGATTGTAAGGCCTGCAAATGTTGGAGAATCTGTTGACGCAACAGCCTGGCCAATTGCGATTGTTGGATTTGAACCTTCTCCTGGCGTATGGGTTACGGTTACACCAGTCCCGCCAGTCACATCAGAAACGTAGTTTCCTGTCGTGTCTGTACCAAGCGCGATTGTGCCAAGAAGAGCTACAGTGCCAGTTGCGTCTGGAACTGTGATTGTTCTATCTGCGGTTGGGTCTGTAACTGTAACTGTTGTCTCAAAATCGTTAGCGGTTGCACCTTCGAATGTAATTGACGCGCCGTTAATTGTAAGACCAGCAAACGTTGGAGTGTATGTTGAGTCAAGAGCAAGGTCAATTGCTCCATCGCCATCTGCGTCTTGATACGTTGCGGTAATGCCAGAGTGCGAACCGTTTGTCGCAATTTGTGCTCCAACAATGTCTTGAACTGCTTCTGTACTGACTGTTGCACTTGAAATTGCACCGTCAACATAGCTCTTGCTTGTTGCGTGATTGTTATCCGTTGGCGTTGTAGCAACTTTAATTTGGCTATTTGAATCGCGCTTAGCAAGCGTGCTTGCAGTTGCGGCATCTGTTGCTCCGTTAAGAAGCCCAAAGAAGGTTGCTGACAGCAAACCAGCAGAGTCAGCGTCTGCAACATTAAGTGTAAGAGTAATCGTTCCGTTGGACTCTGAAACAGAAAGTGCTTCAGCAATTCCAGCACCACCGCCAGACGCAATAGTGTGAGGAAGTGAACGCCATGAGCTATTTGCGAAAACTTTAATGGTGTCTGTGGTACTGTTGTAGATCAGTCGGCCTTCAAAGTTCCCGCTTGACGGGTCTGTAGCAAGCACTTCAAATGTTGCATTGATAATTTGATTTTGGTTAAGATCTAAGTTTGTTACAAATTTAGTTGCCATTTTTGGTCAGGTGCCATTTCTTTTAATGTTTTTACGGTTAGTTGTAATTATGTAAGGTATGCGTATCCTGAAAATGCTGAAGTAAACAACGCACTTATCGAACTAGTACTATTATAGACTATTTCTCCGACCACCATAGTCCTGGCAGAATCAACAATTGTGACTGACGGGAACCCGCCGAGAGGGTGAGAAATATTCCAAGTGGACGAGGCAGCAGACTGCGTATGAATATAGCGAGAAGTGCCAGCCGATGCGTAGGTAGGTGACGCTGGCCAAGCCCCGTTAGCCTTTGGCCCGTAGTACGACCCGTTAAGACTGTCAATGTAGATATCGCCGTCAAAGCCTACTGTGTCAGACGGTGCGCCTTCATCGATTAAAACTCCAGGGCCTCTTGGGCCAACTGGGCCGCGACTAACACCAGTAGAAACTGCTTCTCCAGCGTAGGCAGAAGTCCCTGACTGTAGTTCTACTGGTGAGCCATCTCCGAATGGCAAAACTACAAAAAATCTTTTTGGTTTTACACCGTATAGACGCACACTGACTGAATACGCCCAGCCTTGCGGTGACAGAAGCAAGTTGTCTGTTGTCGGCAGTGCGATTGAAAAAGACCCATTGATGTCAAGCGTAGCTGTAATGGTATCTTCAATAACTACAGCGTCTTGGTCATCTAATATTCTTGCAGTCGGAGTGAAAGTAACTCTACCTTTTGCAGGCGACCCAGCGCCTGTTAAATAGGTAGCAGTGACAGTTCTTGTTACTACGTCATTTGGCCAGGTCACCCGATCTCCAGTCTACTCTACTGTGTTATTTTATCAAATAACTACAGTGTAGATAGTAGAGTGCTTAGTCTAGCCATACGGTGTATTCTGCCGTAACTCTTCCCTTGTCTGGGTCAACGAAATGAAGTCTCTGTGAAGGCTTTCCTACTGCGGCTATCACTTCACGAGCGTACTCGTTGTGCGATTCTGGCGACCCAGTTACAAACACTCTACCAGCATTTGCCATTGTCATCGTAGTGGGGGTATGAAAGTGGCCCATATACACATCGGTAAACGGCTCCACTACGCCAGTAGCCCACGCGTTCGCTTTGCGTAGAATCCCTGCCTGAGCTTTGCATTCATCTCCGTGCACAAGCAATGCTTTGTAATTACCGATAGTAACCATTTGGTACCAGTCAGGTGACATTTGCCATGTGACATTTTTTAGATCTTTTGTTCTGTCTTGTGCGATCTTATAGGATATTGCGTCAATATTGTCGTTTGCTGGCATTTCGCCTTTGCGGCCGAGTCGGCCGTGGTTTCCGTACTCGCAAACTACATGCACTTTGTCAAAAAATGCGGCAAAGGTTCTAATGAGAGTCTCTTCAATGCGCACAGTCTCAAAAAGTTGTTCAAAAAGATGAGCTTCAACTTCCCAAGCTTGACCCGGGAAAATAGTAATCCCTTCAACCATGTCTCCACCAAACATTACAACGCATTCACGAACTGGGTGATGGGTTCGCTGAACTGTTGTAAGCTCCATAACCTTGCGCGCTAATTGTTCAATACGCTCTGAGCACTTTTCCATTCCGTATGTGATGCTTCTTTTGCCGTTTTGCCAGTCTGTGGCGTGGACTAGAGCTACTTCTGGTTTAGTTTTTCTAGTGTCTTTTTGTGGTTTTTGTACTGGCGATTTTAACGCTTTGCCTAGGCCACAGGCGATAGCGGAATCATGAGCAGCGGCATACACTGCTTCTACAATAATTTCATTGGCACGCTTGGCTTTATACTGCGCTTGCTGCGCTTTCTTGAGTGCAGCGCGAAGTTCTGTTATTTCGTCTTCTTTGCGAATGTCGTCTGAAAGGCTCATTTAATTTCCGTCGTCAATTCTCCGCGGCGATAGCGGCTAATAACATTAATAGCTAATTTGTGCCCGCGCTTGGCTAGTGCCTTTGAAATATTCGATGCCGGAATTGCATGGTCATTTAGCGCTTTTAGCAGATCTTTCTTTTCGTCGTCAGGTAGCGAATCTAGTATCTCAGCGATACGAGATCTATTACCTTTTTTTGATTGCTCTTTTTTGATATCATCAAATAAAGACCCCACGTAAGTGCCTCCTGTTTTCGGTACAATCATACAGTATCATATACTGTTTGTTGTATTGTACATAAGTTAAAACTTAGCTGCATAAAAGTATGATACAGTTGTATCCCAAAAACTTACTGAGTTCTATTGAAAATTACTTCAAGAAGCCAAAAACAAAGACAACTGTTTGATATAGTGACCAGGTTACAAATTTCACAAATGTCACAAAAAACTCTCTAACATGGACATTCAAAATGCAAAATACAGAAAGCAATAAGCGACTTAGCGTACGTCGAGTTGCGATAATGCTTGGTATACCAGCGCGAGTTGTTGCGCGTGCTGTAGCCAGCGGCGAACTGCCAGCAATTAAAATAAAAACCGAGACTGGCCGAGATAGAGCTTATATCCTGTACGAAGACGCTCAAGCGTGGGTATGTACGTTGCAACAGAGCGTGAGCGCTGCAAAGTGAGTGACTGGGACAAAGCAAACGGAAGACTCGGGCCTGCAGCAGAATGGTATGCGGCTCACGGTTGGAGCGTTCTACCGTGCTATGGCATTGTCGGCGGCCGTTGTACTTGCGGCGGCGCGCATGCAGAACCAAAAGATGTTGGAAAGCACCCAAGTATTGGTGAATGGAATAGTCAAGCTACGCCAAACGTTGAAGTTGTAAAACAATGGTGGACTGCTAGCCCAGAACAGAATACTGCGGTATTCTGTCGCCCTAGTGGATTTTTTGTAATTGACATCGACCCACGAGCTGGCGGGCCAGACTCTTTTGAAAAGTTTGAAGCTCTTGTTGAAGGAGCACTACCGCCAACTGTTGAGGCAATCACCGGAGAGTATTCAATCGGTGGGAGAATTCAACGTGGCAGACACCTATTCTATAAATGTAGTGAGTCTGAAGCGCTTGTTGGTAATCTTAAAAAAGCAGGTCTTGGTGGAATAGACATTAAACATAATGGCTATGTTCTTATTGCGCCGTCGCGTCACTTTTCTGGTGTCTGCTATGAATGGGCGCCTGGTAGAGCTCCTTGGGAAATTGAAATAGCGCATGCGCCTGAAGAACTTTTAGTGTCACTGCGCAAGCGCGGTAAGCGAGCAGAGACAGCGCTTGGCGAAGGTGACTGGGGCTTTTTAGACTCGTTAGATTTTGCTGGAGAGCGTGTCGATGTAGATCGCTTGCTTGCCGACGGTATTGACGAAGGTTCTAGAGCTGTAGATATTTATGCTCTTGCGTGTGCACTTGCAAATAAGTTCCCAGCAAATACTGAAGCAGGTCGTCTTGCAATTGAAACAATGATGATTCGGTTCAATGCAGAAAAAGTTCGGCCACCACTTGAGCTTGAAGGCCCTGGCGGATTGCTTATGCACGTTCGAAGAGCTATTGATTTTGTAGTCAATAACCCAAAAACGGAAAGACTATGGCCTGGATTAAAAGAATGGGCAAATAAATCAACTGAGGAGAGCCGTGCATCTATTTCGCAATCGCAACAAACAACAAATACTTCTCAGTCAGTCGGCTTTTCTAACCTTCCCGGTACTATTGGTGGCGCTGTGCACAGCTCTATGGTTGACGGCGACTCGTTATCGTCAGCGACTAGCCTCATTAACATCGACGTACCACTTGACCCAGATGCTCTTGGTTCAGAAGAAGGCGGAGAACCGGGCAAACGAAGTCTTACTGACACTGGTAATGGGCGACGACTCGTTGACTCTTTCGGACCAGCAATTAGATACACTCCAGGGCTTGGCTGGTTTCATTGGGACGGCGGATATTGGAAGCCTGACGTTGAAAGTCTCGAAATGCGTGAGCTCTCTAAGAAAATTGCGCCAATCGTTGCAAGTGAGGTTGTTCACTATCTTGACGACGCGGACAAACAGTCAGAAGTAATTCGCTGGGCGCAACAAGCAAAATCTAATTCGCGTATCAATGGCTCTATAGAAAGCGCTACGTCTGACCCACGGGTGCAAGTTGATGTAAATTCTTGGGACAGCGATGAAACACTTCTTGGCGTTGCTAATGGCGTTATTGACTTAAGAACTGGAGAATTACTTCGTGGCCGACCAGACCTTTACATTACTCGTAGGGCTCCTGTTGCTTATAACCCCGGGATTCGCAATATTCGTTGGGAACAATTTATTGATTTTGCTACAGGCGGCGATAAAGAATTACAAGAGTGGTTGCAAAAAGCAGCAGGATACTCTCTAACTGGTTTACGCACATATGACATTATGTTTCTTGTGTATGGTCCGCCTGGCTCTGGTAAAAATACACTGGTTGAAGCTCTTGTTAAAGCAATGGGCACATCGCAATACGCGTGGCCACTTGACTCAAGCATTCTTGCCCAAGGGGACGGGCAAGTGCACGGCTCTGATCTTTACCACTGGGCAGAGCTTCGAGGTCGTCGTATGGTTTGGGTCGATGAGCTCCCAGAATCTGAGCGTATAAAAGAAAACTCAATTAAGAAGTTAACTGGTTCATCTGAAATTTCTGCTCGTTCTCCTGGCGAAAAGCCATTTACATTTCAATCTCGTGCGAAGCTCTGGATTACTACTAACCACAGGCCAATCATTACTGACGACGCTATGTGGCGCAGAATTCGTCCAGTGCCACTGACAAAAGTTCCAGAAAATCCAGACCCAGATCTAAAGCACTATTTGTTCGACCCAGAAGGTGGACTGCCAGCAGTGCTGTCTTGGGCAGTTGAAGGCGCTATCAAACTTCTTGGGTCTAGCGCGAGAGATGCACTAGGCTGGTGCTCTGTTGTTAGCGAAGCCGCAGATATTTACCGTAAAAATGAAGACCGTATCGGGTTCTTTATGACAGAAGAAACTAAAGAAACTGAAGGTGCGTCTACGCCTGTCAAGTCTTTGTACGCTGTCTATCGCGTATGGTCTGAAGAGCGTGGTGAAAAGCCAATGACACAGATTGCGTTTCAACGAAAGCTAAGTGAGCGTGGGATGGAGATCAACGGTCTAGGCTCTAGAGCAGAAATCGCTGGGAGAATGCTCATGCCGAGATCAGTCTCTACAGGAGAAGTTGACTGGGGCATCGCAAGTAGATTTGCAAGATGAGTAAATTAGTTGACTTTTTCACAAGGCGGCGGGTCATTGTTGTAGTGAATACCGCTGGTACAAAAATAGCAAAAATACGTCTTTCAAAGCGTGAGTTTAATGACATTAAACTTAAGGCAGATAATGACTATCTGTCTGTTGAGAATTACATTCTTAAGGCCATAAAAAATTACTTAGAAATAGTGTGAAACTGTGACCTGTTTTCTCCTAGTTTCAATGTAATATCCCATTATAAGGTTTGACGCCTTGGGAGAGGGGCGTCTATAGCCGGAGTGAGCGTCTTAATGACACGGTTTTAAGTATGCTCCTCCGGCTGCCTTTGTCTATCCAGATAGTTCTTAACTGTCGTCGGGTGCCACTTTTTGTCAAACGCTGTTTTGACATCGTCTTTGTTGAGACGATCTGCAATTGCCTTGTATGACATTCCGCCTTCTCTGTACTTTTTGATTGTCTCGTACAGCTCTTCCGTGATCTTTGACTTTGGGCCAAGATCAACTCCCCACTTGAGGCCTTTT